TTGTAATGTATGTACCATCAGCCATGCTTATGTGGCCATCAATGTCAGACATCACCATAGGAGCTTGCCTAGTTTTCATAGCGACTTTGTCTAACCATGAAGCCTTTGCCGCTTCTAGTCCGATGGTAGGAGTCCACCACTCAATAAAGAAATCTTCATCACTTTGTACGGCTTTTACATGGTTACCAGCTATCCAGCCACAATTAGGGCATTTCATTACATTCTCCTTATCAGTTCGGGGATTTTGTGCATCTCATCTTCTTCTACAGTAACAATGGAGTCATACCAAGTACCGTGCTTCCAACGCCAGCACTTAAATTCTTTTCTAGGCATGATTACAACGGTCTTAACGCCCAAAGCACCTGCTAAGTGGGCTATGCCAGTATCTACAGTTACAAGACCTTTAAGAGCCTTTAAATGGCTTGCAGTCTTAGTCCAATCCTGTTTCCAGCCATCATTGGGTAGTGGTGTCCAAAACTTATCTTCTTCGACATTAAATGAGTAGGCATCGTCACCTATGATCTCCAAGACACGATCAGGGTGCAGAGTCCTAACGTAATGCAAAATGCCCTTAGATGTAGACCAATTAATGCCGATCTTCTTGGGAATATTGCTAGGAATAGCGTCTAGATAACCTTCAGAACCTACTATTTTCTTGGTTGATAGTGGAAATAGGGCTTTAGCGTAGGATGGCGCAAGACTAATGTAGTAAGGAAGTGAAATCATCCCTAGCCAGTAGTCAGATTCGGTAGCAACGCCTTCTTCGGGCATATTTGTAAAAGTATCAATGCAATCTAACTGACCAAATAAGTGATGTAGCGATCCGTGCTGAAGCATAACGACTTTCTTAGCACCCATTACCTTTAAAAATGGTAAGAATCGTGCATACTGGATAATATCGCCAAAACCTTGTTCTGCAACAATGGTAATAGTCTTACCTAATAGGCTTTCACCACGCCAAACAGGAATTTTTAGGGGTTTAGCATAGCCTTCGAGTTGATTAGCCATGACTTCAGGATGCCAACGATACTCAAATAACCTAAATCCAGCTTCTAATCTGCCAGCGTGTAGGTGTTCGTAAGCCTTTTTATATTCCGTGTGCGGATTTAATGTAGAAGTAGTAATACTGATTCCTCATCGTCTAGTTCCTCTAGGCGTTTGGCTTCCAGTATCCGTAAATTTGTCTGTAATCTAGCAAATTCCTGTCTGTAAGCTACTGCCTCAAGGATATTTTCCCGTTGTGCTTCAAGGTAGCTTATAGACCGTTGTAAATCTTCTGTTTCAGCTAACGGTATATCAGCTTTAACCTCTTGTTTTGATTGTACTTTAGTTTGCTTAACTTTAGCAACAGGTGATACTAGGTCACGAATTGCTTGCTTACGACTTGCGTTAGCATCCTTTGTGGCTTTCTCTAGTAATCGTTGTCTTGCCTCAATCTTTTGTTGTATCTTTTGTATTCTGCGTAATTCTTCGGCTGTATACCAAGCGTCATCACCACCTACATGACTTGTAGATGGCGCAACATATACCTGAAAAGCATCGTTCTGAAACGCATTAGCTTGAAAAGCCGTTGAAAACATTAGAATGTGCCGCCTGATACCCCTACAAATTTAGTAGCAGTAATTGTTGTTCCAGTAATTAGATTAGCCGCAGTTCCACCAATAGCAGGTGGGCTAGAAAGGTCTAATGTGCCACCTAATGTAAGGTTGCCTGACGATGTGACTGTGCCAGTTAAAGTTAAACCATTGACTGTTCCTGTACCGCCAACGCTAGTAACCGTGCCTGAACCTTTACCGTTAAATGTATTCCAGTCGGTGCTAGTTAAATAGCCATTGGTTGTAGTATTTGCGGCCGCCATGCTAATAGCTGGAGTTGCACCGCCTGAAGATACAACAGGAGCAGTACCCGTTACGCTTGTAACCGTTCCCTGTGGATTAGATGCAGTAGTAATGCTTGTTACACGCCCATAGGTATCGATTGTGACTACAGGAATTAAGGTAGATGAACCAGTTGTTCCAGCAGTTGCTATGCCACTTGCAAGGTCAATAACAGGAGTTACACCGCCTGTACTGGTTATACGACCAGTAGTTCCACTTACAGAATTAACATAAGTACCTGCGGCTTGTTTGCCATTAAAGGTATTCCAATCCGTAGAAGTCAGATAACCGCTTACAGAAGTCGTAGCGGCTGGCATCGAAATAGCAGGAGTATTACCACCACTAGAAACTACAGGGCTTGTTCCAGTAACGCTAGTAACCGTGCCTAAATTTCCTGTAAGTAATACGCCATTGGCCGTTACTGTGCCAGTAGTTGTTAATGCACCAGCGGATGTAATATCCATGATTTTGGTATTAGCAATACCGCCTGTATACCATTGGTATCCATCACCAGTAAATGCGCTAAAGCGACCATAGCCTGTTGAATAGTCAACAACAATACCGTCTGTTGGTGCAGTTCCAGTAAAAGTGCTAGTAGAAGATAAGCCATTGCTGGCAACCATAGAAGTGCCAGTTGCAATACCAAGTCTTGATACGTTAGCTGTAAGAATGTCAAAAGTACCATCGCCAGCAGTTGTTCCACCGATTGCTACGCCATTTAATGAACCGCCAGTAATCGCTACTGAATTGGCATTTTGCGTTGACATCGTGCCAAGACCACTAACTTGCGTATTTGCAATAGCAATAGTTGTATTGGTTGCGCTAGTGATTTGACCTTGTGTATTAACCGCAATGACAGGTACTGAGCTTGCAGATCCATAAGTTGTGGCAGATACGCCTGTAGTTGCAATAGCCAAAGTGCGGTTAGCAGATAAGTCACCGCCACCTGTAAGACCTGTGCCAGCAGTAATAGTACGACTTGTTGGGACTGTCCCGCTAATGTCAGTCTGAGTTAATACAACTGTACCTGTATAGCCGTTTACGCTAGTTACTGCGTCAGTATTGTCAATCTTTTGCCATGCCGACCCGTTGTAAACAGCCCAGTCACCCACTTGCCAATCAGTAATGCCGTTAAGGTTTGTTGTACCTGCAACGCTCACAACATAGTAATAACCCTTAGTTCCAGTTGAGGATGTGAGTGTGGGTGTATTTGTTGTGGCGTTCCAAGTTCCTTGATAACTTAATGCTCCCAATACTGCGGCTGGAAGCTGACTAACTGGTACTGTACCGCTACCGTCTAATGATGCAACGCCATTAGCTACACCTTTTGTTGCAGTTGCAACATAGTCGCTAATGGTTACGCCTGACATTGAACCGCCAGTAACAGATACGTTATTGCTGTTTTGAGTAGACATCGTACCCAATCCAGTTACATCCGTACTAGGTATGGTTGATGCCGCTGTCATTGCGGCTGTGCCGTTACCTACAACATATCCAGTCAATGTGGCCGCACCTGTACCACCATTGGCTACGGGAACAGTTCCTACTAACTGATGGTCAGCGTTCCAATCACTAGGCTCAATTAAGGATGCGTCACCAGCATCAGGTATGGTTGATACCTTAGTGTGCTTTACGGTAATAGCCATGTTATTGAACTCCGATTATCTTACCATCTTGTCCCCGTACGACTTGTTTAGGTCTATTGTGGTTTTCGTTGATTGTATTCACTAGGTCACCTAATGCTAAAGTCATCTGTTGATTGCTCTGACTAATGGCGTCTGCAATAGGTTTAAGTGGGTGTTCCATAGACTGTGCCATAGCTTCTTCAGATAGATAGGCTTGCGCTCCATCATCCTCAGATGCACCGATTCTAGCGACCTCGATCTTAGCACCATTATTAATATGGGCTAGTAGAACCTGAGTGTTGCGCTCTGTGTTCATCTTCATCTGCGCTACCTTCATATCCATCTCTGCCTGCTGACGATTACGCTGATCTTCCAATTGGAATTTAAGCTGATTTTCTTGGGCTTGGTACTCTTGTTTAGCCTTCTCAAGTTCCATCTGCATCTGCATCTTCTGTTGCTCAAGTTGCATAGTCTGTTGTGCTTGTTGCTGTGATGCCTGTAACTTAGCCTGTTCAAGTTGCATCTGACCCTGAAGTTTCTGTTGTTCAGGTGTAGGTGGTTTAGTTTGACCTTCTTGTGCTTTAGCTTGTTCACGGAACTTATCGGCAGTTTCGTCAATGATTCCCTCAAGACCTTTACCAGCCTTGAACGCAGTAACAGCAAACTTAACCATCTCCATCAGCATCGGTGTCATCTCAGGGACAGCCTGTGCCGCAGGGATAACCTGTTGCATAAAGCCACCAATAGCCTGTAAGAACTCCATACGATCCTGCTTTTCCTGCATCTCGTCTTGGAAGATCATCGAGTCTGAAGTCACTTCGATACGGAAGTTCTTAGCCGCCTCGTCACGCAATAAAGCTAATGCTGGCTGGATGTACTGCTTATCCGTGTCAGATAATTGCATTGCACCTGAAATCTTGACAATCGTATCGTCTGTAAAGTGATTACATATAATCTGTGCCTTGATAGACAATAGTTCGGTAGCAAAGTCTACTACTGCGTGTTGCATAGTCTTTAAGCGACCTGCGGCATTGTTAGACTTAATGACCTGTGCGCCTAGTGTTTCATTAGGATCGGTCTGTCCACGCTGGATGTCAGCGATACCCATAATCTCATAGATTTGACCCTTAACCTGATCCATTGCCTGATAAGACATGGTAAGTGCGGCCGCAATCGGTTGGATGTCTACAAGGTTAATAGCTCCTGCCATGCCTTGTTTCTCAGCAAATGCGTTCCAGTTCTTGATAGGAAGAAGTGTATTGTTTTCTCCTTCACTAAACAGACGGGCAAGGCTAGGCTCAGAAGCGTCATAGACACCCCGAACCTTAAGTGCTTGAATGAATCCATCAATACGATCAGCAAGCGTGTCTAGCTGTCTTGCTTGGTCTTGGTACAGTACAAAATCAGGGATAGGGACTAATGAATCCGTAGTTAATGTAGAAAATAAAGGTTTAGGGCATGGCCAAAAGTTTTCTAGCTTTAATGGGTCAGAACGGGTATCAAGGATTTCACCCATAGACTTAGATAGCCAAATAACCTCGCCTGAAGTCTTGTCCCATATCTCGTATATACAGGCTTCTTTTGCTCCCTCGCCCATCTTCTCGCTAAAAGACTTAGAAGTTTCAGGTTTTGTATCCAATGGGATACGACCACCCAAGTCCTCACCAAAGCGTTCAACAAGGGCAGGTCTACCTAAATAGACTTTACGCCATACTGCGGTGACTTCTTCCCATGTACGGGCAACAGTCAAGCCAAAGTCACGCCAATGCACATAGTCAACAGGCGCACACTCGTACTCAATGCGTTCCTGATCCTCACGGTACATACCGCCTTCGGTTTCTGCCTCGTCAATGTCCTCAGTAATCTCAAGTCCATCTTCGGGCATATCCATACCATCAGCTTTTGAACCGACAATATGTGGCTCATAACGAACCCAGCTAGTACCACGACCACCTAACAGACGATCGTTAACTGATTGATTCATAGCGGATTTATAGTCACCATAGTGAGTGATCTCGTAGTCCAATGCTCTCTCAAGCATCATTGAGGCTACCCTACCTATAGGATCGTTATCTCTGAACCGCCTTGAAATATCGGGTCTTGGTAAACGGGCAAAGATAGCTGGGGTAATAGTCTGTACATTGCTCCACAGAATATTAAACTTTGCATTAGGGTTATTCCTAGTACGGCTGTCATCACGATACCGTTTAACAATCTTGTCGGCTCTACCTTCCCATTCTTTAAAGGTGCGCTCGTACTGACCAATAGTGTTATACCAATCTTGGTATTCGTGTTCCATAGTAATTCCTTAAGTAAAGTTGCCTGTAGCAAATACGGTAGCACCAGCACCTGTAGTAATCTTCCATGCTCCGCTTACTGACTGGGCATCAAGTGTCAGCATATATAAACCAACAGGGGTAGTAGCGGTTGTAAGTGGGTAGGATATTGCGCCATCCAGTAGCGATACTGTGCCAGTAGTTAAGGCATTGACAGTAATAATAAGGTTGCTAACTATATCGCCTTTAGCACCAGTAACGCCTAATACTTGGGCAGTTTGTGATGCGGCAACAGTTTCATAATAGACTGCATAAGGTAGGGCTACGGCTGACATTAGATTCTCCTAAAGGTTTGTTTTGGTGTTTCTTTCCACATCTCGTTGAGCGTTACATCAGTTTGCCCGACATGAAGTCCCTTAACTCTTGAGTCTTTGAGGATAGGGCTGTCCTCATCTTTCCATACAATTGAGAGATAGCGAAACGCATCGGCAGAGTGACTTGTGAAATCATGTTTTGGGCGGTCATTAAAGCATTTCTTATCATCATTCCATTCCCGTTGATACTGACGTAAACATTCGATACCTTCTTCACATCTATTATCAAACCAAGTGCGAGTTAATGCAAGCCTTGTTGCCTGTATTCCATCCTGAATTGACAGGTTTGGAACGATTTTTAGGTGTTTTATGTCGATTTTTGTCGCAAATTGTTCGATTATGCTCTTACCACCCGATGCCATAGTTTTAGCTCTAGCGTCATGTGGCAGGTAATGATAGCCATACTTGTATCCGAACTCATCTTCTTTTTGTTGCAACAGACCTGTATAGAATGGCACAGCCTGTCCGTTAGATGAGTGGTGATCTAGAACCCGTATCTCCCCATAAACCACCTGAAACCACCATATTGAAGTGGAGTCATTAAAACCCAAGTCCCAAGCAGTATGACAAGGGAACATAGGATCGTAGTCAACAGTAGTAATTCGATCCAAGTCAGTAATCCTACGCATCTCTTGACCATAGTACGCCCCCATAATTGCCGCTTCAAATGAGCATAAGAACTCTTGTTCGTACTGGTTGCTAGACATAGATGCTCTAGCATCTTCTAGTTCAGCTTCAGGCAATAGCCCTGATTGGTCAGCCCTGAGCATCTTGGAATACCAGCTATCATTGTTTTGGGCGTTCTTGTAAATATCGTAGAAACTGTTATGACCCTTTGGAGTACCAATAAACACGGCCCAAGTCTGATAACCATTTAAACCATTACGGTCTGTGAGCAATGGCCTGATGATTTCACCCCATACACGGGGCTTCATATCGCTATATTCGTCAAGTACGATTCCGTCACAATAATTTCCACGAAGTGCGTCAGGAGCATCAGAACCAAATAGCCTGATCCTTGAGCCATTGTGCAGTTCTACCCATAATTCTGATTGATTAGCCTTGACC